TGAGGATACAGTTGGATGGACTGATAGACCGCCGACTGATCCCACTGGTAGCGGATAGACGTTGCCTGGAAGGTCTGGCTGCTCAGGGTCGCCAGAGACAGGTCCGGCCCAAGCGTGATGCCTCCGGGCGGTGGAACAGTGTCCACGTTCGGGACAGGAGGCGCACCCTGCACATAGGCCCCTCGCACGCGGACAGGAGCGAGGATGCCTGCCTCCGGGCAAGTGAAGTAGTAGCGCCTGTAAAAGCCCGTCTTATTAGCCACGGCTTCGGGCGTAAAGTGCAGGGTCTGCGTATCAGTCAGATGGTAGGTGGCGACCTTGCTCAGCGCACTCTCGAAGCCGTCAGAGGCATCACGCGGATAGACCGCGAAGTTGGTGCTGAACGGCCCATGCACGTTGACCATGTAGACGTTGATGGTGCGGATGCCCTGTCCCGGCGCGACCGTGGGGACAGTCACTCCACGCGGCGTCTGCGGGGCCGGAACGCGCAGCCCCTCCGAGGGCAGGTAGGCTTCGAGCGTGCCGAGTAGCGCGGGGTCGAGGTTCGCATCCTCCCGCTCCCATTTGCTCAGGAACATCGCCTTCGCGGGGATGCCCACAGAGGGGTCTGCGACGTTTTGGACCTGCATACAGTCAGAGGGCAGGTAGATCTCCCGGCGGTAGAGCTTCGCCGTGTAGGCGCCGGTCGCTCCCTCGAAGTCTCTTTCAATGAAAAGTTGGTTGGACAGCGCGACATACATCACGCGGTAACGGCCGGTGACGTTATTACTGTCAGTTATTTCGAGGATGCCAAGCTCATACTCCGAGCCCGGCTTGACCGCCGAAGTGCTGATGGGGAATGGGCCGCCCGTCACGGTCGTTGAGCCGTTGACGACGCCGACGCTGACGGCTGCGACATCAGTCCAGACTTTCAGCACGCGGTCGCGCATGGCGAAGTCCCACGGCCGGTCAGTCAGGCAGCGGGTCTGCGCGTCGTTCAGCAGGGAGACGATCTGCTGTCTATAGGTGTCGTTTGTGGGATCATAATCGAGAAGATTGCCCACAAAGTCGATCATTTCGCCAAGGTTCATGGCTGTCTCCTATGAAGAAGCCCCCGCCCGCTGTGGGCGGACGGGGGCAGTGTACCCTGGGGGGCAGGGTAGCGCAGGCTCAGTCGAAGCGGCCGTAGACGAACACTTCCGCAAAGCCACCGGCCTCAGCAGTCAGGGCGACGGCGGCAGGGCCGGTCCCCGTGTGAGTGCCAGTGGCATAGGTGACGGCCGTCCCGGCGGTGCCAGAGGTCGTGAGGGAGGCGTGCTGCGCTGTACCCGCAGCGACCTTCGCCACCGGGGCATAGCCCGCAATCACGACTTTGACCTGTGCCGGTGCGGAGGCCGTGCCGACGACGCCCGCGAGGGCCACGCCGACGACGTTTCCACGGCCGGCGACGGCCGGGGTCGGGACGACGAACAGGGCCTTATTGGCGCCCGTTGCACCCGTGTCCAGGGCGATGAAGTCGCCAGTGGCGACGGTCGTTGAGGTGAGGAACGTCTCGACCGTCTGACGGTTCGAGGTGTCCGCAGCCTCACCGGCCTGCAAGTAGTTGATGAGGTTGGAAGTCGCCATATGGATCAAGCCTCCGCGTTGATGAGGACGCCGTGAGAGGCGAGGTGGCCGGTCACAAGCTGCATCCGGCAGAATACCATCGCAGCCTCAGTGGCGGTGCCGGGGACGGGCAGCATCTCCGAGAGGTTGAACCAGCCGTCCGTGTCGGCGTAAAGCTGGAACATATCGCTCGAAAGAACATAGGCCGAGACCGGGAGCGCGCCCATGCCGGAACCCGCGTTGGCCGTGAAGCCAAGGTTCGGGTCCACATAGATCTTCGCACCGCGCCACATGCCCACCATATCGGCGTCCAGCGAGGCCCGGTCAGTCGCGCTGACATACTGCACGAAGGACTGCTGTTGCGCCTGGAAGGCGGCATAGCAGCGCGGGCTCATCAGGATGATGTCCGGGAACTTGCCGCCGGGGTGGTAAAGCTGCGCGTTGATCATCAGCTGATCAAGGTGGCTCAGGTCGAAGGCCGCGCCGCTGTTGAAGAACTGGTTGTACCAGTTTTGGCTGCGGAAGGTCGCCTTGGCCAGACCGCCCACGACGTTCGCCTGCGTTGCAGGCGTCACACCCTCGAACCAGCCCGTCGTGTTCGGAGCGACGGCGGTCGTTCCGTTCCCGTTGAGGGTCTGAAGGGTGTTGATGGCCCCGGTGCCGACGATGACCTGCTGGTTGACCTGCTTTTTCAGGCCAAGCATGACGTTCTTCATCTTGCTTTCGAGGATGTTGACCACGGCAAGGTCGCCCTTGTTCGCGGCCTTTTCCACGGCGGACAGGACGATGGGCTGCGTGAAGTTCGCCCACTCGAACTTGGCGGCGTTGAAGGGGTCCGTGACCGCCATGTTGACGGGCTCGAAGCCGTTATTCAGCACGCTCAGAGAGGAGTGCTCCCCGAAGATGACAGGCTGCTCAACGCGGGAGCCGCCGGACACCTTGACGAGATTACCTGCCTGCTCAATGGCGCGGAACAGGGGGTGGCTGACGAAGCTGTTATCGATCAGCTTGTCGCGGAGCAACTGGAGAGTAGTCGAAAGGATCGACGGATTGACGGGCATGACGCCCTCCTTTAGAGTGAAAAGCTACCGGGGGTCGGAGTGTCCGGGGATGCCGGGTTCCTTGCGCCGAAGGCTCCACAGAGGGGTGGCCCACGATGCAAGGAGAGTAGCGCGACTTTTCAGTGTACGCAAGATCAGCGACGATGAAGAGCCTGCGCCATCGCGAGGATGTCTGCGTTGGACATTTTCTTTGTGTCGGCCTTTGCGGGCATGGTCGCCGTCCCTTTGCGCGGGAGGGCCGTGGCACGGGTCGCAGCCTCACGGTCTGCGGCGCGACGGGCCTTGGCCGCCTCTGCTTCCTTCGTCGCCTGCGCCTTGTTCAGCTTGCCCTTCGCGGCCCAATAGGCGGTTTCGAGGTCAAGGGAGGTGTTCGCCTCCAACATGCGCTGGACTTCGCCGCGAAGTTCTTTGTCGTTCTTGAACTCCGGGTGTTCAGCCAGGAAGGACTGGTAGCTTTCTTCGGCCGCCATGACCTCGTACTCTTGCTTCATCGGTTCGAGCACGGCGTTGAGGCGCTTGTTGACTTCGGCCTCAATGCGGGCGTTGATGCTCGCCTCGTTGAAGGGGTCGTATTCAGGCAGAGTTTCGGGCACTTTGAGGGCCTGCTGTCCTTTCAGCAGGGCTTCGCGCTCCCGAATGAACTCCTTGCGGGCCTCTGAAAGCTCCTGGGTTTTCTTTGTGTAGTCTTTCTGCATGTTCTTCATCAGCGCCCGAATGTCGGGCGGCACCTGCTTCATGGCATCAGACCATGACAGGTTGCGCGTGCGCTTACCTTCGCCGTCGCTGACCTCAACCTCAACGTCGCCCTCATCTCCGAGGGCTTCGAGCATGGACGGCTCAACGTCGGGCTGCGCGGTTTTCTTTGTAAAGCCAGCGGGCTCAGGAGTGGCGTGGATGGCATTGGCCGCATCAAGGACGGCCTGCGCGGTCGAAGGGAGGGACGGGGCACTTGCGGACGGTGCGGGAGTGGTCACGGTGGACTTCCTTTACTTGACTAGAACGACGGGAGTGCCTGCGCGTGAGTACCACGCGGGGTTCCAGCCGGGAGCGAACACGAAGGCGACGGGTTTGCCGAACAGTGTAGTGCCAAGCTCCAAGACGCTGACGTTTTGGATGCGAGACACGATGAAGGTCCGCCAGCCGGGCAAGTCGCCAGTTGCCGACGCGGACTGCGGATCTACATATAGGTGTAGGTATTTCGTGCCATTGTTACCGATCCAAATGGCATGAGGGTTACCGACGCGCTGCCCGATCTTGCCGGGGACGCCGTCAGGCTGCCACTTGTCGTCATAGAAGAAGGTGACAGGCTGTTTGCGATTGATTGCGTCTGTGAGGTTCGCCTCAACGCCGCCGGCATAGGTCCGGTAGAACGCCTGCCCACGGGTCTTGGGAATGACAGTAGTCGGCTTTTGCCCGATGCCCAGGGCCGACTTGACCTTATTGGCTACACTGGTCAACGCGCCAAAAAGTGAGGCCATTCCCAACTCCCGTTTTACACTGTAAAGCCACGGCCCTACACCTTTACAGTGTAAAGCCGTGGCAGGCGATCAGCGGCGCATCCGGCCCGCGAAGTCGAAGTCCTCTTCTTCCTCTTCCTCCATGCCGGGCTTGACCTTGACCTCCACCTCAGTCTCCATGCCCTCTTCTTCGAGCGGCATGTTGAGGAAGTCCTTGAAGTCGCGGTCCTTGGCCAGCCCGAGAAGATGGGCCGTGAGGACGGTCAACTCCCGGTCGCCCTTCACTTGGTCGAGAGGGACGGGGAAGGGGGAGCCATAGTCCTTCGACGCGGCGTCCATCATGGCGAGGAAGCGCACTACCTCCGGGTCCAGTTCCATGACGGGTTCGGAGTAGGGCTCAGGAGCGAGGTCCAGGCCCATGACCTTCGCCGCAGCCGCGATGGCTTTGGCGAGCGCGGTCACTACCTTCGGGCTGTAAGGCTTTTCCGGGGGAGGAATGAGGCCCGCAAGGGTGTCCTCCACTTCGGCGTCAGACGCCTCAGCGGCCATGCGGAGATCATCGGGCATAGAGGGCATATCGGGAGCGAGGGGCATGATCACTGTCCTTCGACGGGTAGTGGGGCAGGCGCCCCTTCGGGGGAAACGGGCTCAACAGGCTGCGCCTGTTCGACGGCCTTGGCGAACGCTTCGGGGAGTTGGTAGGCCCTGACGAGTTCGGCAAGGACGGCCTCACGCGGAGCGCCAAGAGACAGCAGGGTGGGCACCAGCCGTTCGAGCGACTGTTGCTTCGCCATATCGCTCATGGGCGTCGTGCCCGCGTCCACGGCCCAATACGAGAAGTCCCCGGTCAGGTCGTCTGCGGACAGCACGGTGGGGCCGACCGGGTTCGGCAGAGACAGAGGCTCCGCTTCGTCGCCAAGGATGACGCTCAGCATGATGTTGTAGGTGCTGGCGATGCCCGTCACTACCGCGTCCCTGATGCGGGCCATGCGGCCGATTTCAGAGGAAGTGTAGGCGGCAAGAAGCTGCTGCTCAGTCGCCGTGCTCTTTGTGACCTCGCCACGGGTGAAAGGAGCGAGAAGGCCCGCGTCCTTGATGTCATTATCCACGGTGAGGGCATAGGCCGCGATGTCGCCAGGGATGGGCGCCTGCGGGACGGGGACCATGTTGCCATCCAGCGGAGTGCCGGGGGCCACATCAACCTCAATCATTTCGCCATCAAGTCCCTGTGTGATTTTGGCCGCTGCATCTTCCGAGAGGAAGCCTGCGCGGACCATCCACTGACGGGCCATGCGGCGGACGCCCTGCGCCTGATAGCTCCGCATGAGGTTGAGTTCGCGGAACTGGTCACGGCTGCGCCCAATGAGGCTGTACCCGCGCAGAGGGGTGTCCGGGTCGCGGCTGAAATACAGCGGGATGATGGGGACGATGGGCCTGCCGGACGCGCTTTTGTAGGGGATGCCCGTCGTCTCATGTTCGAGTTCGGGCTCTTCGTCCTCTGTCGGCGTGGCAGAGAGGGCGCCGACCTGCACCTTGACCCCGGTGAACAGGAAGTCTTTGCCCTTGTAGTCCTCAGAGTAGACAAGGAGCTTGTCGGCAAGAAGGTCATAGACCTCCACGATGCGGACGAACTTTTCCATCCCAGGAACGCTGGTGTCGTTCGGGCTCAGGCCCACGGTCGTCTTGCTGCCGAGGGTGGACGCGCTGTCGATCCACTTGGAGTAGACGCGGGGCGTGTAGTCAGTCTCAGGCTTGCCATACCGCTCCACCGCTTCGGGCAGGGGCATCAGGTACACATGGCCGACGTACCGCTGTTGGTCCCAAGACGACGCCGTGGCATCAACAATGACCTCCCACGGGGGCAGGGCCGCAGCCGCCACGCGCTTCAAGGGGTCCACGCTGACGACGGGGGACAGCTTGATGAAGCTGGACGGGTAGATGAGGGCAAGCCGGGTGGCATCCTCCAACTGCTCTCGCACGTTCAGCAGGTAGAGGTTGGCCGTCGCCTCTGCGACCTCAGCGTTGCCCCGTGCGCGCAAGTCGGGCTGCACGAACACGGCCGGGTTTTTACTGTAAAGACTGCCGAGGTAGCTCTCAACGACGGCGTATGCCTTCGGCACCTCAGTCCGCAGCACGCCCTCAACCGTGACCTCTTGGCTCTCCCAGAAGTCAGTCATGTAGAGGCGGCGGTACTCCCGCAGTTCCTCACGCCGGTTTGTCCAGTAGAGGTCGTGTTGTGCCACGATTTCGGCAACATGGGCGGGCGTCAACATGCTTGGACCTCAGAAGGGCAGAGAAGCGGAGCGGATGCGGCGTGCGCGGGATGAAGCGA